GGTTTGCTGAGCCATAGTTAATTAGAACTGTAATATTATTTTGATGTCTTCTTTTTGATTGGAAGATCTTGTAATTGATGGTCTGTGATCAACATAAATCATATTTCCAGAGTATTTGTCAACCTCTGGATTAGAAACTCCTTTGGTAAATGATTGACCAAGGTAGTAGGTTCTATTATTTAGAGTGGTAGAAAGACCTGAGAATGAAGTGCTGATTGATAGATTAGAACTACCACCAACAATTGTTACACTTCCACCAGCAGTTGGTTCAGAAGTAAATCTCGTTGTATTGTATCCATAAATCGCATCGACAGCTGTTTGTGCTGTTCCTACAGTGTTGAAACCAGCGATTGTTCTATCTTGCCAATATTTTAAAACACCAGTGGTTTGATCGTAATTGATTACATATCCAACTGCAGTAACACCCGTTCCAGTGGTTTGTTTTATTATACTGTCAGCAGTGAAAGTCACAGAACTATATCCAGTTCCTGCTAATCTCAAAGCATATGCAGCACTTGCTTTATCTAATGTGAGTATTTCGTTAGAGTTAAATGCTTTAGGATTTTCTAGAATACCTATTCTAGCAAATTGATTACCTGTTATGAAATCTGGGTTTTCAGCATCATTTTCAATTCTTGCATACATCAAAGCATTAGTTGCACCTAATTCTCTATAAATGTCTGCACCATGACCACCTGGTGGTGTAATAATTACATCAAGAGTGGGTGGGGAAGTTGGTGTTGGAATAGATCCAGCAGCTAAATCAACATTACCATAAGTGTATCCAAATCCTTCATTAGATACCGTGACACTCTCTACTTGTGCATCATTATTAACAACAACAGTGCATTCTGCGTTAAATCCATCACCCTTAATTGGAACTCTAGTATAAGTTTGGTTAGCAGTTCCTATACCAGTTCCTCTATCTTTAACAACAACAATTTTAATACCACCATCTACAGCGTTATTTTTTACAGCTGCATCTGCAGCATTGTCACCCCAATTTGCGGGAACTGGCATGAAATCAGTAGAATCAAACTTAATTAAATCTGCTGGTTTAATACTATATAAGTATTTCCAAATATATCCGTCTCCAGAAGTACCTGGTGTTCTTGGTTCTAAGTCTGTAAAAGTTGGTTCATCTAGAGATGGCTTACCATCAGGTGTTTCGGGTGTTGTTCCATTTTGCAGACAAATATAAACTCTAAAATCACTGTTAACAACAAAGTAGTTTGCAGTATATAACGATGTTCCACCAGAGTTTGGTGGAGCATTGGAAATACTATAATCATGTCTATAATAATCATACGTTGTTCCAGAATTCCAATTTAACTTAGGAACAATTTGTTTCACATCAGCAGCTGTCACTCTTTTCACAGCAATCATACTGTCATGATACTCATTCATGTTATTGAAATTATCAATTGGTGCTGGAGGGTTTGAATCCCAATCAGTCTGATACGCTGTTGGATTAGGTAAACCCACAAAGGCATAGTAAGAATTAGTCGAAGTTGATACACCAGCAACAAAATTCTTTGCATTTAATATTCTTATTTGATCCGTTATGATTGCCGACATGAACTTTTGTTTACACTTTTTTTATTTATTTAGACAACATAGTTTTGAGCCTTAAGAGCAATCTTCCTCTTAATCTGTGGGCCTGTTTTTATACCAGTAACACCATCGTTAGTATTAGCAGTATATGCCTGTGATATTTGTCTATCAGTTAGTTGTAATCGACCCCAACTAAAGTCACCTAAGTATCGGGTGCTATGACCCTGACCCACCGTAGAATAACCAACAGTATTTTGTAAACCATTCCAATTTAGAACTCTACAGAACACTCTTGTTGCTACCTCTGATTGATCAGTGCCAATTCCGATAGTTGTTATTCCAACATGATGTGCGACCTCGTATATACCATCTAGAGCAGTGGTTCCAACACCAACATATCCAATAGAACTAGTCATAGAAACTGCGGTGACACCTGAACCAATGTTAGAATTGCTAACTGTGAAATAATATCCAGTCTGCAATCCACTTCTTGTTACAGCATCAGGGCTATTGATGTTTTCATCTCTTAATGGAGAACCCTTTGGAATATACAAGTCAAATACAATTCCAGTTCCAATACCAATTCCTGAAGCATTATTTG